TTGTAAGTATCAAGCTGAATATACTTGTCAATAGTTTCACCTTGTTCATTTCTTAAAAGGTATCCTCTAAACTCTGACATTATTATACCACTCCTTTATATTTTATGCAAACGCACTCTTTCCTGTTGTGTTTTTGTATTCTTTGTTTTGATTGCGTACTGCTCTGAATACTTCTTTACCATCTATCTGAACAACAATATCTCCAGTATCAGTATTCTTATCACGAGCATCCAAAGCTTTTGTAAACGCATCTACCATTGTATCCAAAGGTGTTTCAATGTTTGTTCCGGACTTCTGGTCGCCTAACACTGCCATAAATTCCTTGTTTGGTGGAATAACTGCACCTTGAGCTAAACGAGGAACTCTCGGTATTGAAACTTGACTGATATTAAATCCGAATGTTTTTCCTCCGATTGCAGGAACCCAGCTTGGAACATCAAATGAAATTTTATCAAGTGCATTGATAATAAAGTTTACAGCACTCTCTACAACTCCAATTAAACCATTAACAAGGTCTATAATGAGATTAATAGGTCCTTTAGCAAAGTCAACCATTGTATCCCAGATACTTCCAAAAATGTTTACAATGTCTGTCCAAATATTCGACCAGTTTCCAGTAAATACATCCTGCAAGAAAGTTATGATGTTTTTGAATACGTCAATAACATCACCCACAAGGTCTTTAATCCAATTAAATGCACCGACAAAAATATTATACAGTGTATCTAAAACTGTAGTGACAATGTCTGCAATCAACTGAAAACCAGCTTCTATAATTCCAACAGCACTGCTTACCAAATCCTGGAGGAACTGGAATATTTCTTTGAGCCTATTTGTTATAAACTCAATAGTATCTTGTATCGCTTTTTCAGCCCAATCTGTAAACTTGCTCCACTTATCGGAAATCCAATCTATTAATTCACTCCACTTCTCTTGAAACCAGTCCCAATGGTCTTTAACTAGATTAGCTATTAATGTGACCGCGGCTACCGCAACTCCAACAACTATGGCTATCGGAGCTTCAACTCCTAATATTATTGCACCCAAAACTCCCAATGCAATGCCAAAATCTTTGATAACTTCTCCACATAACGTCCATCCGTTTTGCCACATATCTACAAAACTTTTTACGGCAATTACAACACCCGCTATAATAGCTACGACACCACCTATTGTTGAACCTACAGTAGAAAACCACTCTGTAACTGTCGGTATTACAGTTTCAGTAAAGAACGTCTTTATTATGTCAAAATGGTATATGAGTATATCTTTTATTTCATAGTAAAACCATTTAATTCTAAGACCAATATCTTTCCATAACTTAGAGCTTGTTAAAGCTTCTGCAATAGCCGTGCCTAATTTAAGTTCTGCTAAATCTTTAATAAGTTTTTTCAGCGCAAACCAACCTATCAAAGTAGCAAAAGTGTCTACGTCTAAACTTGTAATGAAATCAAAAATACCAGTAAATACCTTACCCCAATCCAAGTTTGTGACAAATGACACAATAAACTCCCATAAGTTATCGACCCAAACATTTATAGTTTCTGCTAACTGTTCAAAATCAAAGTCTGTTAAGAACTGATTGATACCAGCGGCTAAAGCTTCACCCATAGCCCAGAAATCAATAGTATCTCCTAACTGAAATGCGAATATAATAGCCGCATTTAATCCCTCTGCAATTCCGTGAGCCACATCTTCAAACATATCAACTGATATAACTCCATTGATAAGGTCACCTATACCAGTACCCCAAGTGTAGGCTGCGTCTTTTAAGGCGTCATAGTCAAATGTTTCAAACTCACCTCTAATTTTAGCATTTAAACTTTCACCTAAATTGGTGAAGTCAAATTCCTCACCAAAAGATTGAACAGCATATAAGATGGTATTCAAACCATTAGCTACTGTTGCGCCATATTTATAAAACAAATCTGGGTCAATCAAACCATTTAAAAATTCAGCTAAACCAGTACCAAATTTCCTCGCACCATCAAAAATAGTATCCCAAGGAATTGAGTCTAACATATCTTGCAAAGTTTGATTTATATATCTTCCAAGGTCATACAATGTATCAATATTATCTAATACAGAGTCAGTGATTTTATCCATCAAACTTGACCCAAAGTCTATATCACTGAAATCAAGTGCGAATGGGTCATCATCGCTACCTGAGCTGCTTGTGTCAGATGACGTTTTCTTTTGAATTACATCCAACTTATCATACGAACCTAAAGCTTTGTCAGCTGCGTCAGCGGCTGCAGATGTTGCGTCTGCTAAATCGTCCTCAGCGTCAGCAGTATCCTCAGCACTTGATGTAACATCATCTAATCCACTTGATGTACTTCCTGTTATTGCGTCAACATCAATACCAAATATTCTAGCTAACACACTGCCGATTGCATTAGCAAGACTAATAACGGCAGAGAGTAGTTTATTGAGTAATTGAAGAAGTGGTGTTAAAACAACTTTCATACCACTACCTAATACACCTAAGAAAGACTGCCATCTCTGCTGTAATACTCTGACTTGGTTAGCCCACGAGGTTGAAGTTCTTGCAAAGTCACCTTGCATATCAGCCGTTGCTTGCATAATGTATTTATATCTCAAAATCAGTTTATTTCTAGCCGACATAGCTTGAACTGACTCTGTTATGCCTTGTGTCAAAGCATACTCTTGTAAGTTTGCTTCTGTTATTACAATACCATATCTTTTAAGTGTTTCTGTTTCACCAGTATAAACGGCAGACATAGCTGTTCTAGCATACTCTTGGTTCAAGTTGTAAAATGAAGCAAAGTCGGCTGTCAAACCAGTAAGCTGAACTGCCATTGAGGTAGCTTCATCAAGTGTCAACCCCATTGATTTACCCATAGCCGCATACTGACCTGCTGTCTGTTTAGCTGTAAGCTCTGAAATACCATATTGTTCAATACACGTCTGAGCAAAGCTTTCAATTTTGTACGACATATCCTCGAATGATACATCTACGATATTTTGAACCTCGGTTAAGTCTGACGCATACTCTAACGCTTCATTAGCCAGTTTTGTAAATGCCGCAAGTCCAAGGATTGATTTAAAAGAACTTGTCAGCTTACCCATAGCCTTTGTTATTTTATTTAAACCAGTATTGATACCGCCTACATCTACGCTAGTACCAATCGTGATAACTCCATCAGCTCTGTAACCTGTAGCCATAAATTATCACTCCTTTCCTAAAATAGCATTTATCATTGCTTGGGTTTCATCATCATATTTCACTTTAAGTTTAATTTTATTCTTATTTTCATTGTATATTTTCTGCTCTGTTTTGTCGAGCTTTTTTCCACGATTTATTTTATCTCTTATGCTGACAAACGTGCTGAAAGTACATTCACCAATCTCCATAAAAGCACTCAAAAATGTCCACCAGTGAAGATAATCTAATCCTCTAATATCTACTCCCATATTTTTATTTATAGGCGCACATATAAGATTAAAATCTTGTTCCCAATCAAGTAATGGTTTTTTGTTTGCCGTTGGTGATGGATTTTCTAAATCTTCGTTTGGTGACATAAACTGAAACATCTGCATTATAGCTGAATTAATATCACGCTTATAATCATCTGTTTCATAAAACATCTCACAAGCTAATATACATTTTTCTTCACCTAATAAGTTCGGTTCATTTAATATCTCAAACAGTGTCAGTATATCTCTATAATCTGTTTTTATCGGACAACTGACACCATCAATTTCTAATTCTTTTGGCAGTCTATATTTATCCATAATGACCTCATATAAAATAAGGGTGAGTGGTTTTTACAACCAACCCACCCAACATTGTGTGACTATTTCTTGTTCAGTCTTGATTTGAACTTTTCAACCCTGTCTTTGCTAGCTTTTTCAAAGTATGGTGTGATACCATCAAAAAAGTCTAAAAACATTGTGAGTGAGCAATCTTCTCCGAAAAGTATCTCGCTTGAACCTTCTCCGAAACAAACATCAATCAGTCCTTCAATGTCACTTACACATCTTTTAAGTACCGCAAGTTGCTGTTCGGTTGTGGTAGCATTTTTAATTTCTTCATCATATTCAGCCGAGAGCTTTTTATACTCCTCTTGAACTGACAAGAACCGCTCTGCCGTATTTACGTCACCTGGATTGAATGAAAAAATACCTCTTTCATTACCCTCTGAGTCTTCAACTCTAAGGTTTACTCGTCCAGTATCAATTCTTAAAGTTTCCATTGCACATGTCCTCCTCTATTATTCCTCTGTAAATGTGATTGTAGAGCCATAAGTATAATTGTCAACTGTTCCGTGAATTTTGTCGTTTGAATAGTTGATGTCTATTGGCATATCAACATAAGAGTCACCACCAACAGACTGTGGAGTGATAGTACAATTCTTATGTACCTCTGCCTCATACTTACCAGCTTCTCCAACATAAGCGTGAATCTGCATTACCTCAAACATTGAAAGCTCTGAAAGTCTGTTGTACTTGACAATGTTGTGAATCTGAACAGCAAGCTTTGAACCGCCTCTAACTGTCATAGGGTCAAGTGTCTGAGCTGTTTCCAACTTATTAACTGTTGTTTCTGTAATACCGAGAATATCGGTAACTGTTTCAGTGTCTGGGTTGTATTCGATTGAAGAATCCTCAACACCGACACCGACAATTTGCCATTCTGGCGTACCACTCGCCTCTGTAACACTGTCACCGACATTAATAGCGGTTACAAGCAGTTTTCTTTCTGCTTTCTGATTGTCCTTTAAATTGAACTTTGTAGCGTCTGCCATAATTTTAATCCTCCTTAATCTTCATCATCATATTCTTTATAATCTATTCTAACACCTAGCATATATTTAGCTAAATAATCGCTATCTATAGAAGCTAAGTTTGCCATATTTTGTAAAGGAACAATGTCATAATCACTGCAATTTTCACCAAAATCTGGGAAGTTTTCATTGCGCCTCTGCTCTTCTAGCCATTCAGTGAAAGAATCCATCAACTGCATATTTGTAAGGTTTACGTCTGACGTACCTACATCTAACTGTTCATATCCTATGAATACAAAAGAGTATGATTTGTACTTGAACCCTAATATATCGGTCTTTACCAAATAATCACCATAGTTTGGAACTATCAGTCTTACATTTGGATAAGGCATTGTAGACTCATAATACAAATAATTATCCTCTAAAAAGCTTTCAACCCACTCTTTCAGTTTTTCGTGCTTGTTGACTTTCATTAACTTTTCTTCCTCCTAGCTACATACTTTGCACGTTTGACATCTACCTCTTTGGTTATCTCTCGTTTGTGCATAAGCCAAGCTTCCTTGTCCCAGAAACTTGTAGCGTCAATGTGCGTATCAAGTGTACGTTGCCAATCCATAGGATTGTTAGCGTGTGTCACATATTCACCAGTACCATAATACTGTGCCTGAGCATAAGGAGCATTGTATCTGATATATGCAGAATTGCTGTCAGTTTCAATTGAAACATCAGTTGACAGTCTTCCGTCTTTGTAGGGTACATAAGGATTACAATATCGTTTGAAGATGATTGCCGCTGAACGATTTAATCTTTTTCCAAAGCCTAAATCTTCAATGATTTGACCTTGAGAGTATTGCCATTCAAACCGCATATTTTTATAGCCTCTAGCCATAATTATACCCCCTCAACTTTTAGCATAACCCTAGCTCCGTATCTATCATAATTTTCATTATGATGTCTTACTAAACAAACATTCTCGCCGTAGTTTTCTACAATTTTCGTCACATTCTCGGCGGTTACGTTTTCAGTGACTTCACCTAATATTACATAATCAGCGTTTGACATTGTGAAATGATTATCTTGCATACCACGCTCTCTCCACTGCATATATGGCAGATATTCGTCGTGGAATGGTATTAATACAGTAATGTAGGTTCCGATAAAAACGGCAGAGCTACCTGCAGAACGCGCAGAGTCTGTATACCATACTGCGTCATGTAATATGGTTTTATGCCACACGTCCAGCTTAGTTAAGCTATCAGTTCTTCTAAGTCGGTTGAGTATCGTTATCGTCTGATTGTAAATAACGTCCAGCATCGAATTTCACACTCCTACATACAAGATAATCTGGAAGCCAGTTTAAAGCTATTCTGTATAAATCTCTACGTACCTCAGCATCTGTTTTACGCCGATATTCAATAGTTTCTACGCTGTTTGAATACCTAGTTATAATATCACCACTCTGCCTCTCACTTTCAAGAACTCCCATTTTTGCGATAAACTCAACAAGGACTTCTTTAACAATGTCGGGTATCGTGGTTAGTTGCTGAATACGATTATATGTCATAGAGTCTAGCCATCTTTGTGCTCTGCGCTCTATAACATCAAAGGACTCTTCTGACAGTGTTCCACCATAATCAACATATTCTTCATAAGTCAAGTAAGGTTTAAATGCCATAGTAATCCTCCTTTACTTTGTAGCTTTCTTTTCATCACTGGCTTTCTTTTTTAACTTAGTTATCTCAGCTTTGAGTTCTTTGTTTTCAGCTAATAAACTGGCAACTTTTGACTGAAGGACTCCTACATCAGTTGTAGGAGCCTCCTCAATCAGTTTCTTACCCTCATATACTGAATAGCCAAGCTTCAAGTATCTATCTTTCTGGTCTAATGGAACATTCAGTTCCACATTGCCTTTACGAATAGTTATCTCCGCCATAGTCTACTCCTTTACTGATTACGCCTCTGTAATGTTGTACTGGAGTGCGTCTGCAAGGTTGTTCAAAATGAAGCAATCCTCGAAAGACTCCTCATAGTACACATACTTACCCTCTGATAAAGCAGATGGTGCTTCGAGCTGTGCAAATGTATAAGAGATTGGTGTAATAATCGCAGACGGATGAACCATAAACATATTAATCTGTGCGGCTGACTCTGATACTTTCCAACCCTGTGTAAAGTTATAAAGTGTCTTCATAAGCTCTTTCGGTACTGAATTTACCTTAACACCATCAATATACTCTACTGTTCTGTTCACGCCGTTACCTGCTGACTGAACATCCCATCTCTTCTGAATAGATGCAATGCTCTTAAGGGCTGCCTTAACCTCGTGCGTAACATAGAGAACTCTTCCTGCAAGAGGTACTCTTGCGTTATCCATATTAAGCATAAACTGGTCGAACTCGGCTAAAATAGCGTCACCATCAAGCTTACCTGAAACCTCAAGTGAGTTTGTGCTGGCTTTCTTGCCCTCATAACCCTCTGATGAAATTGACGTTGTATATCTCTCATAGAGCTTTGATACAAGGTAAGCATCCATCTCAGGGAACTTCTGAAACTCATTGAAAGTCTTTGTGATATTAGTGATTGTCGTAACGACATTAGTTTCATTAATATCTCTTGGATGTACGAGTGTACTCCACTTCCTCTGATTTTCAAGTGTCTTGGTCTCCCAAGAGTTATCATAGTTTCTCGCTGCCTGTGCGATTGTGTCCCTATCGGCATTGACCCTACCAGTCGTTGTCATTCTAGGAATCTGGATAGTCTTCTCATCTACCCATCTGTAATTGCCCTG